CCGTCAGGTCGATTTCCCACAAATTAATGCGGGCAGACTGCTCGGTTTTCGTGGTTTCGTTGAGGGTGTTCTGAGGAATATCCTGCATAAGTATCCTTAAGCTATGACCTGCTCAAATTTACAGCTGAAGTCGGAATACGTGACGTTGTCCGTAACAGACCATTCCCTGCAGACAATTTTTATCGTGCGGTTGTATTTTGGCGGTCGCCACAGAAAGGCTTTATATCCTCCGTGCTCGACCAGAAACGCTTCAAGTGCGGTGCGGGAATTGTCTGACGTTGTCCGGAAAACAGGCTGAAAGTTAATTAACTGATGGTTGAGTCCGGTCGGGCGACGTTGCTCATAGCCATCCCCAAATTTTATGGTTGTCACTGAAGGGGAAACAGACGACGGCATCCCCTCTCTGGGTGCCCAATGAAAGGTTTTCACTTATCCTCCCGCCAGCAGGCCGCCATCGCGACCCTGAGTTCTCAGGATGCTCATGACGCGCGTATCGATCATTTTGACCAGCATCTGCGATGCCTGCGGCCCTATCTCCCCGTTTTGTCCGTCATTCTGGATGGCAATGTGATACACAGGTGAATAAGCAATCCCCCCATTCATACCACCACCAGAGGAACCCGGGTCACCCAGCGCCCTGACGCCCAGCGTACCGTCAGGCGTTTTCGCCAGAGGCATAATGGCTTCCGGACCAGCTTCACCAAACACGCCAGCCCCCTTTGCAAAAGCAAACAGGGTCGGGCTTTCATAGATGCCGTTACTGTAGGCACTTAATGAAGGTGAGTCATAAACACCGCCCTTCGCATTAAAACTAAAACTGCTGCCAAAACTGCTGATGGCCGCCCAAAAGACTGCCGCCGATACCCATAATGGATTTCAGGATAGTGTTGGTAATCAGCGCCTGCGCTGCCATATCGACAAGGTTTTTAATCACCGACTGTGTCAGGGAGGCAAACAACCCAATCATCCCGTCCCGGAGTGTCTGTGTACCGTTCAGCATGCCGGTCAGCATGTTGGAGGTTCGCTCCTGGGTGGTTTCCATCAGGCCAATGGCGAGGCTGTTCAGGTTTCCCTGTGACTTATAAAGCTCCACCGCCGTCTGGTACTGCGCATCAGCGGAATCCTTGTCAGCCTTTTGCTTCAGCAGTTCGTACTGTTCTTTATTGATAACATCGTTCTGATAAAAAGCCTGCAGCAAAGACTGACGCTCGGCCAGTTGATTGCGCAGTTCTGTCAGCGGATCAACCGTGCCGGCGATATCAATCAGAGGGGCAGACATTGCCGCTGCCTGTGCCTGTAACAGTTCGCGGGCCGTACTTTGCGCCAGCGTAATTCTGGCCGTCTGGTATTCCTTTTCATCCAGAAGACGGGCATCCAGGAGTGACTTCAGCTCCTGGCTCGCTTCGCGCTCTTTCGTCAGAGAGGCTCTGGCCGGCGCATACTGTTCTGCCAGTTCGAGGCGCTGTTTCTGATAATTTTCAGCATTCAGTAGCAACGTCTTCTGAATATCAGCCTCGCTGGCCCCGTCAGCGCGGGCAGCTTCAAGGAGTTTTCTGGCGCTTTCCTGCTCCTGCAGGTTGATTCGTCCGAGACTTGAGGCATGCGCCGCTTCAATTTCACGCCGCAGTTGCTCATACTGGTTAACCTTCGCCTTTTGCCCCTTACCGCCGTCACCGTCTTGACCTGTCCAGGGCGTGGAAGGAGTATCCTGTCCACTTTCTGATTTTGTACTGGCTGTTATCGTATTGATATCACTAGCCAGTTGGTTGGCATAATCAGCGATCCCCGTCTGAACAAGGAAGCTGGCCTTACCCACGTTTTCCAGATTATCGCGAGTTTTATTTATTCCCTGATCCATCGACTCGAGAGCAGCTTCGGTACGCTGACGCGCTTCCTGCATATCTTTCTTATTACCAAGAAAATCACCAATCCTTCCCTGTTTATTGGACTGTTCGATCTGCTTGTTCACGTAATTCAGGTAGTTCTGTAGTTTTCCTCGCTCATCTAACTGGTCATTTAGTTGGTCGGTAAGATCCAGTTGTTTTACAGCCAGTTGTTTCTCAGACAATTTCATCAAAGCAGCTGTGGTTTCAACAACTGCATCTTTCAGGTCAATCGCTGACTGGCGGGCATTCTTCGCCTGATTATGGAAATAGAGCAACGCCGAACCGGCCAGCATCGCTGCGCCCACAGGACCGCCCACCAGTGCCAGCGCCCCTCTGGCCATACCTACCGCTGCAGAGACTGCGCGGGCTGACACAGACAGCTGTTTATTGGCAGCATTCAGCTGGCTCTTTGCCTGGGTGGAGAGCAGTGTCTGCTCGGTTTCCTGCCGGATTAAGCGGTTAAACTCTATTCTGTGCCAGCGTGGCAGCGGTACTTTCCAGCGTTTTTCGCGCCATATCGGCCTGCGCCAGCGCGCTGGCTCTGATGGCCTTCTGCTGATCCCACCAGGCACCGATGTTGCCCCTGATGCCTGCCGTCAGTTTCGTTGTCAGCACCGGAACCAGCGTATACAGCGCAACGTTGGCAACCGTATTAAAATTATCCGTCAGTTCATTCAGTCCATCGGTAATGCTCTGTACGCCGCTGCGCAGCGGACCGTTTCCGCTCTGCCCTACCTTAATAATCAGACCTTCAAAAGCCGAAGTCAGGCTGAGAAGATCGCCGTTCAGGTTATTTACCCTGATTTGGGCCTGCTCATGTGCGGTCTGTGTACCGGTCAGGGCGGCTGTCAGCGACTCCACTTTCTCGCGGTTCTGCACCAGGATGGATGCCGCGCTGAGGTTTTGCACCCCGAACAGCTTCACGGCCTGCTTTGTTGACAGGTTTTTCCCGGCCAGGTTCTCCAGTGCCTGGCTCAGCCCGACAACAGAAGGCTTCAGGGTTTTATCGGTTCCCTTCTCCAGATTCAGGATCACGTTACGCAGCGCGGTCCCGGCCTCGCCGCCTTTAACCTCACGCTCCGCCAGTACCTGTATGGCGGCATTGAGGGTTTCAAAACCCACGCCAGCCTGTGCCGCTGCCACCCCGCCATTTTTAATAGCAGCAGCAGTATCGGCTATCTCCGACGAACCAAATTTCGCGCCAGCAGCCAGCACGTTGATATACCGGTCGGCTTCACTGACCCCTGCACCAAACTGGTTTAATGACAGGGCCAGCGTTCGGGTGGCATCCGGAAGCGTGGTCCCTGCCGCCTGGGCCAGCGTTAACGCGCTTTTGGTCGCCGCCGTCAGCCCCGCAGAGGTATTCAGCAGTTCAGGCTTTGCCGAAGCCATCAGCTTAATGGCCTCGGCGGCCTGCGATGCGCTGTATTCCGTTGAACGGCCCATTTCCTGCGCCGCCTGATCGTACAGTTTCATCTGAGCACTGGTGGCACCGGTGATGGCCTGCAAATCCGACAACGACTGGCTGTACTGCCGCGTGGTATTAATAATGGTGCCCAGCGATAAGCCCGCCCCGGCAAAACCTGCCAGCCTGCCAGCCAGCCCCGATACCGAAGCGGAGACACGCTTATAGGCATCCTCCGTCTTTTTCGCATCTGCTTGGGCATTGCGGTTAAACTGGCGTGACTGACTCTCAGCGCTGCCGTAGGCGCTCATCAGCTGCGATTTAAAGTTCGCTGCATTCAGATGCAGCCAACGGCAAGAGAGGCAACGTCACCCATTACATTAGTACCTTCATGACTGCCGCACACTGCGCATCCAGACTCGGATTCACGGCAGCGGTGGGGGATTTAACAGGGGGCGGGTTACTGTCTGGGCCTTCAGGCGAAGGCTTTTTGAAAATGCCCTGTTTGAGGAAGAAAGCACGCCAGTGAAAAAGCGTGTCAGCCGGAAGCGCCGCAATTTTTGACGGGTCAGGCTCGCCCCAGCGGTCGGCCAGCCAGAAAATCAGCTCCAGCCAGGGCGAGTCACTCAGTTTTTTTCGGCGGTTTCCAGCTTACCGATGCCGTGCTTTTTCACTTTGTCGATGGCATCCAGAAGCGCAACGTTATCGTGTGCCGCCAGCAGCTCCTTCGCCGTGGGTTTGTCTTTGGCTTTAATCGGGGAGCCGTCAGGCTGAACCAGGCTGTCGATAACAATCTGTACGCTCAGCTCTGACGCCAGGCGGGCATTGCCAGAGGTCTGCGCCTCAATGAGTGCATCCTCATGATCAATAAGTTCAGCCGCCGTCAGTCGGCGCAGGTAAACCTTTGTACCGAAAATTTCAGTTTCAGTCGGCGTAGGGTTCGTTTTGAGCAGTGCTTTTTTCAATGCGGAGAGGCTAAATTCAGACATGGTGTATCCTGTTTTTCAGACGAAAAAAAACCGCCCGGAGGCGGTGTGTAACGGGAAACGGATTACGCGCCGGCATCTGGCGCCGGGGCGGCGATCCCCCATTTAATGTTGTTTTGCTTACCCTGCACCGTAATCTGGATAACTTCATTGGCAGGCGCTGTGATTTCGTTCATCTGCCAGCCTGAAAGTGCAAGGATCATTGAGGCCGTTCGTTTGTTCGGCAGCTCAATATAAAACTGAACGGTCTTACGCTGTTCAGCAGCATTGAGGAACGCGGTGAAATCCTCGTTTTCCGGGTCGTCAATGAATCCCAGCGATTTCTCCGGCCCTTCGGGCAGGTCTGACACCGACTGCTTACTCTTGTCAAGCAGGGTGGTACAGTCGACAAATCCCCCCGTCTGACCTGTCGCGCCCAGCGCCTTGCAGTTAATCAGGGGTTTGAGCACCGCCACGGCGGCCCCCACCTCGCCGAACTTCACCACCGTCCCGGCAGGAAGCATCGCGTACTCCGGGGATGATTTTGGCGTGTTATTTTCATCAGCCATAATGATTCTCTCTTAAATAGTGGGCAGCGGTTGCTACCTGTTCTGAATGCCATTGC